CACTGCCGACACTAGTGCCACCGTACGGGCAGATGACCTTCAGCCGCTCGCCTGGGGCAAGGGCATCGGCGCACTGTTGCCACGTTCTGCCGTCTGCGAGTCGCTGCGTCCGAAAGTCGCAGTCTACAGACTTCGCCTGTCTCGGTCGCTTGCGGGCAGGAACCGGACTTGGGCGGGCTGTCGCCTTGTTTTCCGTGAGCTGTCCTTGCTTGCCGTGCTGCGCTTGCAGTCGGCCTACGATGTCGGAGGTGAGCACAGTATCGGAGGCCGCGACAACCTCGACAGGCTGAAGACGCCAAGCACACTTCGTGTTCATGCTGCCCGGTGCCCTTGCGAGTCGGGCGCCTACATCGTGCGTCCGGTCGTATGCCTTGTGGTAGGTCGTCAAAGGGGGATGGAAGCCCTGCGCAAGCTCGGCAGCACGTGCGTTCACCTCGTCAACAATGGCAACGTGCAGAGCCTGCAGGGCAGCCTTCTCGCTGCGCATCACCTCGTCTACAGCGTAGTGGAAGTGATAGCCCCAGCCACTACATATAGTGAGCGTCGGAGGTGCGCCCATGGCAGTCTCGAGCAGTCCTCCAACGTCTTGCAGCAGGAGGTCTAAGAAGCCCTGACGCTGCTCGTCGGGCATCTGGTACATGTGCGCCTTGCGGTCTGCAGCCTTGTCGGGCAGTGCGTTGCCTCGAGCGAGGCGAGCAGCGTCCACGAGGCCGAGCATATCGAGGTCAAAGAACAACGAGGTCACACCCCGGCAGTTCTTGACCGAGCGCCCCCTCGCCTGAGCGTCGACGGAGCCCCGGAAGAAGTACCCGGTAGAGATGTAGTCCCCACCGGCAAGCGACTGCTCAACGTACATGCACCCGTCTGGGGGCTCAGGCCATACCGTGCGGACACGTGCGTCAGGGTGTCGTGCGTTCATCGTGCAGTTCCTTTGCTTTGAGCATGAATGCAGTAGCGGCTTCGCAAGCCTCTCGGCGAGTCGGACGGAGCCCTACCTCTACGAGGTCGCCGCCCATCTTGTTGACGCGCCACGCCCAGTACTCGCCCGAGGGCTGCACGTCTGCGTCGAGATACGGTTCTCGAAGGGTGCGCTGCAGCCCGATGCCGAAGACGTACCAGGGGCTGAGTCGAGGTCTCACGATGCCCTCCGTTGGCGTTGCAGATTGTGCCACACGTCTCGCACCGCCCACCGGCTGAGCCGAAACGGCATCTCATCGTCTGCGAGGATAGAGCGGTAGACTTCGCCGGGGCTCATGTCCGGCCAGTTCTCGACATAGATAGCAACCTCTTGCTCGATGACTGCGCGACGCTGACCGCAACCGGGCAAGATGCCGAGCTTGCGACGAAACCACCGGACAGAATCGGCCTTTACGCCCTCCCGGCGCGCAATCTCACGATCGCTTTGGTACGGATTCCGGGCGATAAGCTCGCGAAATCTCGTGGTAAGGGTCGTCTCTTCGGGCAGCATCCCATTGTCAGACCAACGCTTGTAAACCGCCGCCGGACGAATCCCGAACTCATCCCCTGCATCCTTGAGAATGCCTTTCCTCACCTCTTTGTCGGTCTCCGCATAGTAGCGGTCTCGCCACACTGCGGTCTGTGCAAGCTCTTCAGCTTTGAGGGTCATCCGACCACCCCAAGCTCTGCGGCGCAGTCCCAGTAGCCGGCCTCGACTCCTGCGCGGTGCCCGGAGTCGTAGCTGCACCGGGCGAGCGTCAGCGCCATGGCGACGAGTAGCCAGTGTGAGCGGGTCACGAGTCACCCCTACGCAGAGACCACGCGGGGCACGGCGGGGCGTCTCGCGGCGGCATGGACGGGGGCACGTCTGCGTCGAGATACGGTTCTCGAAGGGTGCGCTGCAGCCCGATGCCGAAGACGTACCAGGGAGTCAGGCGAGGCCTCATCCGACTGCCCCCAGCCAGTCCACTTCCGTGAGACTGCCGATCTCGTTTCCCTCGTCCTGCTCCTGGTTGTACTCGTAGCAGAGGAACCCGTCGATCGCGTCGATCTTCTCAGCCAGGGCCCCAAGCATCTTGTCGAGGGACTTGATCGCCTTGTCGCGGTCATCGCCAGCCTCGCCGATGGTCCTGACCATATCCTCGAGCTTGCTCAGATCTGCGGACACGCCAGCAGTCGAGGGCGCTGCTTTGGCGGCAGGGGCCTTACGGCCGGGTCGACGACGGGTCATCCCTCACCTGCCATGCGCTGCAGGGCTTGGCGCTCGATGCGCGCTCTCATGTCCGAGAGGACGATCGGGGCAATGATCTGCTCGAAGTACTGGGGCACGGTGAGCTTCGCGAGGGCGGCGGCGGCTTTGATATTGTGCTCGAGCTCGAGCGAGAGACGGGGGCGGAAGAAGGTTGCGGTACTCACGATGCTGCCTTGTTGTTGAGCTGCTCGAGGGCGGTCATTCCGTCCGCCACTTCGGCAAGGGTGTAGCCGGCAAGCCGGTTGAGGCGCTCGAGGCGCAGGTAGAGGTCTGCAGGGCTTAGGTCGCGCATCTCGTGGACGACCTCGCCAATGTAAACGTCAAGCTTGCGGAGCTCGGCGCACATGCCTTGCGTCGCAGTAGTGCCAGGGGTGCAGTAGTGTCGGAGTGAGTCAGACATGGGGACCTCAGAGGGACATGGCGAGGAAGAGAAGGGTCACAATAATGACGAGGCCGGCAACGTCCCCGAGGTACTCAGCGGGGCTCATGCGATGTGCCGAGCGATGCGGGCAGCGTCGCTGTGACTGCACTCTGAGAGGTCGGAGTCGGAGGGTGTGCCCCGCTCCCACTGCTGACGGGTGCAACTCCACAACGTGACCGTGCTGTCTCGATGAAGCACGAGGGTGTTGAGGCCGTCGCGGTCGGCTTTGCTGGGGCGGTCGGTGCGGGTCATGTGGGCTCCTTGGGTCAGGTGGGACACTTGTACCATTGGGACACTTGGCCCACAAGTCCCATCAATGTCATAGTTGTGTCACAGCCCTCAGCGCATCGGGCAAACCCTGCACTCTTGTAAATGCCCTAATACTCGGTATAGTGCAGGGTGTGGTACTTCTGCCGGTTTGTGACCGACCATAAATACCCAAGAAAAAAACAAACCAGAGAAAACTCTAAACCCCCCACACCCTGCACTATGAGCTATCCATGGGGTTTCTCAAGAGTGCAGGGTCTGCCCCGCCCACTATGACGTCATTCTCGGAGATTCTACGTGAAAGCACCTATGACTACAGAGCAGATTCTTGAAGCGGTTGCGAAGCTCGCACCCGAAGCCATCACCTGCATCGAGGGCACCTTGCAGGGGCGGCAGGCACCAAACAAGGCGCAGCTCGATAGCGCCTGGCGGGTGTTGGAGTGGAGCAAAGAGGCAAGCGCAGTGCGGGCAGCGACAGCCACGGACACCCCAGACGTCGAAGAGCTCAAGAACGTGCTTAAGCTCGTGGGGGAGTGGTAGACTGCAAGGGAGAGGACAACATGAAACGCACACAATGGGCGCAGCTTGCGCACATCCGAGCCGAGCAGGGTCGTGGGGAGTGTCTCGCCTGCGGCGCACCCAAAAAAGACACCTCGGGCTGTAGAGCACGCTACCGTCAACCGGTGCCAGGTGGACCGCGAGACGCAGGGGACAGGCCATGACCTTCATACCGAAGGGCGTACCCCCTGCGCTGCACGCTCAGGTGCGAGGCTTAGTGAGCGACCCTGCAACCTTCTGCCGCCTGCATCGAGTGCAGGACAAAGACACTAAGCGGGAGATTCCCTTTGACCCGTTGCCGATGCAGACCAAGATCTTTAACGCCGTAAAGAGAGGCTATAGGCGCATTCTCGTCATTAAGGCGAGACAGGTAGCAGCTACAACCGCGTGCAAGATGGTGCTGCACCAACAGTGGACCGAGACCCCTACCGCTGCACTCTTCGCGCTCATCTCACTACGGGCAGAGAGTGCGACCGCGCTTCTCGACGATAATCGCCGATGGATGCACCACCCTCCAAGCATCCTTCGCCGCGAGCTCGACACCCGAGCGAAGGGAGAGCTGCGCCTCGCAGACACCGGGGCAACCCTCAAAGCCTTCACCAGTCGCAGCTCGACAGGCCTGCGGAGCTTTTCGCCCGCTGCTGCGTTGTTGAGTGAGTTCGCCTTTGCACCTGACCAAGAGGAACTACTTGCTCAAGCGCTCAGCGCAGTAGGTGACGGGCTGCTGATTGCCGAGAGCACCGCCAACAACCCAGGTGACCGGTTCTCCCAGCTCATCGCAGGGGCGCCCGAGAACGGGTGGCACCTCATCACTCATTGGTGGCACGAAGAACCGAAGTATTGCGACGCAGTGCCCGAGGGCTTCGAGCTGACGGAGAGCGAGGCCGAGCTTGCCAAGGCCTACCAGCTCACAGACGGGCAGTTGGCTTGGCGACGTCGCTACCTCGCGACCTTGGGGCCGTACAAGTTCCGTCGTGAGTACCCCGCCTGCCTCGATGATTGTTTCCTCGGGCGAGAGGGCGGGTACTACGGCGAAGAGGTTTTGCAAGACGTCCACGTCATCGAGCACGAGCTACACGGCAAGGCGCACGGAAGAGAGGTTGAGGCACCACACCCGCATGACCGCTACGTGATGGGCGTCGACATCGGGGGAGGCGTAGGTGGTGACTACTCGGCCTTGTGCGTCGTCTCGGTCTCGACAATGCAGCCGGTCTACACCGAGCGCAACAACCGAGTCACACCCGCAGCGTGGGCGCATCGCTGCATACAGGTCGCGAGCCGCTACAACGATGCACTCATGTTGGCCGAGTCGAACAACCACGGACACGCCTTCCTTCTCGAGGTGACGCATTGCGGCTACCGCTACCAGTGGCGCAACCCGAAGGGCAGGCCATGGGTGACTACCCTGCAAAGCAAGCTCGAAGCGT